ACTCCCCCATTCGCTCCGCCATTCGCTCCGCCCATCACTCCGCCCATAGCACCGCCCATCACTCCGCCCATCACTCCGCTCATAGCACCGCCCATCACTCCGCCATTCGCTCCGCCCATCACTCCGCCATTCGCTCCGCCATTCGCTCCGCCCATCACTCCGCCATTCGCTCCGCTCATAGCACCGCCCTTCGCTCCGCGTCGTTTGGGGGCGCAACCCCACCCACTAATTAATCCGCCTCGTGCTAATATCCGCCGCAACAATATAGATAGAGTTCGCGGTGACAATGATATACTCGGTATCCACCTTGAAAATCTTCGCGATAGGACTCGTGTATTCATCCTCGCTCTTGACAAGAAGCTTCTCGTTGTTGGAACGAACGCCGATGAGGCACGATTTATCCAATGAACTGGTCCAATAATCCAAAACAATGGGCTTGTCCTCTAAAATCGCCACCTTGGTCGCGTGTTGAAAGCACGCGTAAGTTGGTATACGGCTAATTTGTTGCTGTGATTGACTATCTCCTCCAGAGGAGGAAACCATTGCGCTGGCTCCAGTTTGCGTGGATGACATAATATTAAAAAGTATCGTATATAGAATACTCAATTTTTAAATCTTTATATTCTTTACGAACGAACGAAACGCCTAAATCAATCAATCTTCCGTTTCATTGTATAATCGGATATGTGTGAGATTCAACTTCTTTTTCCTAGTATTCCGCATCCCCGCCGCGACTCCCGATTTCGAAAGTTGGTCAATGAGTCCCATTTGTATCACTGAATATTCCTTCTCTAATATAAAGCAAATATACCGATAAATCACGTTAAGAATGTCTTCATTACATTTCCCTACAATGAGAATGCTGCCGGTTCGGAATATCATAAACGAAACCTCGTAATATGGCATATCCATAGAGACTGGCTGTTGCCCGTTTTGTTCGGCGTGACTCTTGCCAGGAATATAGTAAAACTTGCTTTGGATTCCCGGATACGAGCACGAATCATAATTACAATTCATCCGGTAATTGTATTTGAGAAGGTTGAATAGCTTGTCGCGGTCGATATAATATCCGCAATTGAAGTTGGAGTTGATGAGAGCTGTTTCACATCGGTTTCGCAGGTAATCCAGGTCTTCGCCTAAAAACGGCCGCAATACCGTGACGAGAAGCTCTAATACCTGAACGAGTGTCTTGTCTTCCTGAATCCCCGGAATCTCCAGTTTCCCGGTGTTAAACACCTTGACATGCATTTCCTTATACAATATATCATCTTCAGGCGCGCGTTCATCGGGTGGCGCAATCCCGCCATTAATCCGGAGGATAACTACAAAACAGTTGAAGAATGCGCGCTTCTTTTTATGATTCCCGCCATTGAGGTCTTTTTTACATAGACCGATACTCACCTTTCGTTGGTCTTTATATGGAATACGTCCGGTTGGATTATCGATATGTTCGATGACGTATTCTTCATAGCACCGTGGTTGTGCTTCTAGTTTTTCCTTGATGGATGCGACAACGGTTGGGTCCGTCGTCTGAAATTTGATTTGTTTTTTAATAACGCCTTCGGCCCTCTTATAATAATGCTGGACGGGGATATTCCAAAATATTTCATAGATATTAACGGGTCGGGACAAATACGCAATCTTCGTTTTGGTTGAAATATAGATTGGCGTGAAACGGGACCGAATGCTCGTCTCCGCCTCTGTCGCCACCGCATCCGCCTCTGTCGCCACCGCATCCGCCTCTGTCGCCACCGCATCCGCCTCTATCGCCACCGCATCCGCCTCCGTGTCTATAAATGAATAGGTTCTTCGTTGTGATTTTTTCGAAATACACGATTTTCGCAGTTTTACAGCGGGGATATCGGAAACCACCATTTTTTTATGTCCAGTCATCATTGCGTTATTCCGGGCGTCTTCAACACCGCAGTCGTCGTCATCGTCGTCGCCACTATCATTCTCCACATCGGCCGTGTCGCAGTTTTGCTGTCTCGTTATACGCGACATAAATTTCATCCATTCAGCGTCTATTTCCGGTTCGGGCGCATTAGCAATTATTTTCGACATGTTTCTATCTCATTGGCATAAATAGAAACAATTCATTTCAATTTATACAGTTTGCGTCTACTATCAAATACTTTGCGGTTTCTTTACCTTGATTATCCGTTTTTTCGGGGCGGCGACAGCGACAGCCGCAGGCATCAGAGACCAATACGCGCGAAATTTCAATATAAAATAATGGATAATATACTCATTACGAATATGGTTGAGGTGAATAATATGCTCGATACTATTCAACAATTCCGCCGAGACCATCTCCGATGAACGATAGCGCACAATATAATACAGAAACTGTTTAATAATAGTGCGCGGGTCAATATAATACATTGCGCCAATCTCTCGAAAGTAGGATGTAATCCTATGAATATCGCACGCTGGGTCGCGGAACAAGTCCACCATTTTATCCCAGACCGCATTTGTAATGACATGTAGTTCTTGTAGATTATCCTGATTCGTCTGAATATAATTAATCATGCTCCGAATATCCGAGTGAAACTGGCGCTGAATCGCCACCAAATTTGTGTCCGATAATTTGAGGCCCTCATTGTCGCGGATTTTACACAGGAATGCCAATATATCCGATTCGGGTAATTGATTGAAACGCATACGCACAAATTCGGTTTGAAGCGACTCGTCGATGCGCGATACATAATTACATATCAGGCAGAATCGGACATTATTATCGGTATAACTCGTGAGAAGATACCGCAGCGCAATCTGTGCGTTGGTTGTCATATAGTCAACTTCATCCAGAATAACGAACTTTATCCCATTGCCAAACATTGATTTCGTGCTGACAAAACTGTTGATTTGATTCCGGATAATATCTATTCCGCGCTCATCCGATGCGTTCAGATGAATCATAAGTCCGCGGTTTCGCATATTCAATTTGGACTGGTAGGCGTTGACGAGATTAATAATGGTAGTGGTTTTACCGGTTCCTGGGGGTCCATAAAAGAGCAGATTCGGGAAATAGTTTGTTTTTAGAATATTGGATAGAATCGTGCGGTTCATCGGGTCCAGCACAATTTCATCAAAGCATGATGGTCGATACTTTTCTACCCACGGCATTGCGTCATTTGTCGTCGTCATTATTGTCGGTGGAATAGGATAAATAATACAATCGTCGGATATATACGTAGAATGAATTATATTTATGTCAATACCGAATATCGAATCCCAATCCCGAAAGAATTGAATGCGATTTATGCGTAATTATGAAGATAAACAAGTATCAACATAATAATAGAACTTCAATGACTACGACGACTACTCCGACCCACGGTTATCTTGAACTGATTATCGGTTCTATGTTTTCGGGAAAAACATCCTACTTATTGGATGTATACAAGAAATGCGTCTTCTGTGATATTCCCGTCGCGGTCATTAACTACACCGCCGACGACCGTTATACTACCGAACCGATGCTTTCAACCCATGACAAACAGATGATTCCGTGTATTCTCGCCACGACAATCCGGGACGCGATTCATAATAATTTAGAGACAATTACACGCGCGGAAACCGTTCTCATCAACGAAGGCCAGTTCTTCCCGGATATCGAAGAACAGGTCAAACACCTTGTAGACCATTTGAATAAGCGCGTTTATATTTGCGGATTGGACGGCGATTTCAACAGGAAACCCATCGGGAATTTACTCCAGCTCGTCCCGTTTAGCGACCATATTACGAAACTGAAATCTCTTTGTAGTTTATGTCGCGACGGAACCCCAGGTGTATTCAGTTTTCGTATCACAAACGAGACTGACCAGGTCATTATCGGTTCGTCTAATTATATCCCATTGTGCCGTCAATGTTATCAGGAGGAGACAACGAAGAAGGGCGGCACTGCCGTTGGCGCTGGCGGCGGTAATATAATATCATCGGGGTCTCTTTAAGTCCTTTACCTCATATAATGCCATGGCAAAAGGGTATAAACATAAAAATAGAATAAACGATATACTCGTATGCCTACATTTTCTGTTTCGGCTCCTGCTCCTGCTCCTGCTCCTGCTCCTGCTCCTGCTGACAAAATGATAGTAAGTAAAAAACCTCGAGACCGTAAAAAAACACCCGCGCCCGCCGAACCCGCCGAACCCGCCGAACCCGCGCAACAATCACCCACATCTCCAGATATGGTTATTTTAAAGCAAACCGAACACAATTATATTGTAAAACACAATCATTACCCTATTACGTCATCAGCCCACAATAATAATAATAATACATCACCATTCGATTCGATTCAGGACCTTGTATCTCCGAACCAAATCCATAAAGGGCAAATCAACAAAAAACGCGGCCGAAAACCAAAGGCCGGATTTATCCTGAATTCGAGTTCCGGGCTATATGATACATCTGAAGTCCCTAATATTATTTTACATTTGAAGTGTCATTTGTCGGACTTGAAAACAAACGAATCCATCTCGAATTATGGATATACGCCAGCAATTAGTGAGGTAGAATCGTATACATCAATGTCGACTCATCTTCAATCGAGTGACATATCACAACCGAACAATGACAATAATCGAGGCGACGACGACGACGACGACGAATACAGCGACGGTGGTGAAACGATTTGTTGTCCTGGTGATGAAAGTAATGTCACTTCTCGTACGACCGCATCCGCATCCGCATCCGCATCCGCCACCACCGAATCCGCCGCCGCCGCTAACAATAGTAGCCGAAACCCTAGGAATCAACCACACGCAAATGAAGCTCATACAAATAATGTTTCAATAAAGCGAATGGAAGCAACTGAAATGATTGTCAATCAGCGAAACCAGAAAGAGATTATGAAAAAAATAAACCGTTTGAAGTATTCATTTCATAATGGAGAGACTATCCAAACCAAAATCAATCACAAATCTGCGTGTTTCTGGGATACGTGCGAATTTGACGGACCCATTTATTATATACCGATTATGATTGTAAATGGTGTTTTTCAAGTAAATGGATGTTATTGTTCGCCGGAATGCGCGGTGGCTGCCTTATTAAAAGAACCACTGGATACATCGAGTAAATTCGAACGGTTACACCTGCTTCATTTATTATACGGAACCCCCAGTGGGAAAGGGTTCAAACCCGCGCCAAACCCGAACTATTTACTGGATAAATATTATGGAAATCTGACGATTCAAGAATACCGTTCATTACTGAAAAGCCCCCAGATGATTCATATCGTGAATAAACCCCTGACGCATATTCTGCCAGAATTATACGAGGATAATAATGACTTTTTGGTGAATAGCAAAGTTATTCCGACCAATAGCCTGAAAATGAAAAAGAGGTATAAGACGATGGTGGTTCAGGGCAGCGGAGCGGAGTGAGCCGAGCGTGCCCGAATACTATACGTATATTATTTTATTTTATTTTATACGTATAGTATACTAGAATGTCAAACAAAACCGAATCAGGGATTGTTCTTTATGTCAAAAAAACCAAAACCGCGACCTATCCCACAAAATATGGAGTAAAATTTCAATGCGTTGAACTGATTCGCCGTTTCTTTTCTATCCATAAAGGCATTACATTCCCGGATGTTGTAGATGCGGCCGATTTCTTCCAACGAATTACCGAATTTACAACAATAAAAAGCCCGGTGACACCGGTTACATTACATACCTATGCGTATCCCTATTCGCGCCAGGCGTCGTTTTATTTGCGACCCGGTAGCATTTTATTCTGGAAATATAGAAAACCGGACTATATCTATGGACACGTCGCGTTCATCTGGAAGACTAGTCCAGAGACGAATGAAACCTATGTTGTTCAACAAAATCTGAACCCGCCTATCAAAATATACAAAACCGATATACTGTTTTCCAAAATGAACTCACCTGCGAGTAAGTTTGCGGGTGTGAAAATACTCCCAAAACAATACCTCACGGGTATTCAGAATTTAGAATGCGTCGTCCATCGGTTATAATTTTGACGATGCTCCCGATGCTGCCGCTCCCGATGCTGCCGCTGCCTCTGCTTTTTTTTTATCAAGCACCTCGTTATATATCCTATCCATTTCCTTCCGCCGATAATACATTTCCGACGATTTATCCATAAAATTCCGGATTTCTGAAAACCGAAGCTGATTCGCAGACGCCGCGTCGCTTACGCTCACTATCGCTTCCACCGAATCGCTGTCACCGCCGCGCATATAGTCGCGAATTACACGTTTCAGGTCATAGTTTGTGCGCTCTAATTCGGATATGACGCGTTCGTGAGTCATGTCGGATTGCGACATGATAATTTTCACCATAGTATCTAATACCGCGGGGGAAGGGACGGGTGCTGACATTCTCAATACAGTAATACAAACGTGTAACTTTATATACCTTTCGTGAAAATTAGAATTTGAATCCCGTGAAAATTAGAATTTGAATCCCGTGAAAATTGAAATAAATACATTAGAATATAAAGAATACAGCACAGTTCATTCTAACGATAATGTCCGGAAGCCCTCACCCGTCATCGTCCTCGTCGTCGTCCAACGCGAATATGACAATCGATATCCGCCCGATGATTGAGGACGTATCACAAGTGATGACAAAGCATATTACAAGTATACTGTCTGGTGTTATCGGAGAATACAATATTTACAAAGAGACCCATGATACGATAATGGGTTTGCCGTGTGTTCGCAAACTACAAGAACGCATCACGGAATTAGAGGATGGAACTACTACAAATACTACTACCACGCGGACTACCGGCGCAAATTCTCGTGAAGATGAAATATCGCAATTACAGGGTGCGATTTCGGACTTAAACCGGTATATTCGCGCGCTTGAATCGAAGGTTGATATGAAATCGGTCGTCGCAATTAAAGAAGAAGATGAAGAATCTGTGAAACTCGAAATCCGTGAAGAAGAAGAGACCGGAACTTCATCGGGTGACGATACGGATGATTTGTGTATTGTTTCTTCAAAGCACAAGAATGTAATCATAAGCGGTGCTGCTGCTCTATCGGCGCCGGTCGTTGAAACCGAGGACACGGAGGCCGAAGCCGAAGAAGAAGCCGAAGAAGAAGCCGAAGAAGAAGCCGAAGAAGAAGCCGAAGAAGAAGCCGAAGAAGAAGCCGAAGCCGAAGACCCGGAGGCGGAAGCCGAAGACCCCGAAGCCGAGGAGGAAGAGGCGGAGGCGGAAGCCGAAGACACGGACACGGAGGCGGAAGCCGAGGACACGGAGGCGGAGGCGGAAGCCGAAGACCCGGAGGCGGAAGCCGAAGCCGAAGCCGAAGACCCGGAAGCCGAGGACACGGAGGCGGAAGCCGAAACCGAAGAGGCGGAAGCCGAAGAGGAAGCCGAGGACGCCGAAATCGAAGTGTCAGAAGTGAAAATCAAAGGAAAGACCTATTTCACTACCGACGCTGTAAACGGTATCATTTATGCGTGTGTTGACGAAGACGTCGGGGATGAAGTCGGTGTATTCAAAAATGGTGTAGCCGTTTTCAACAAGGGTAAGAAATAAACACTGGTGTATGAATATATATATCTTCTGGGAGTAATATATACTATTTTTCATTACATTCATTATTCCATTCATTCCATATGCTTGAAAAAATATGTTCACCCGCACTTCTTTATTTAGCCTTTTCAATGGTCCAAATCACAATTGATTTATTCCAAGGCGAATATGAAACTTCTCTATTAAAATTCATTATTATGTTTATATTCACAGCTATACTGAATATTTTATGTCTCAACGGATATACGAAACTGGTATGGTTTATCGTGATTATTCCGATTATTTTACTAACATACATCAGCAGTGTGTTGTTTTATGTATTCGGAATCAATCCCGGGAAGACAAGTGTGCGCGTTCAAAAGCAGCAGCAACCATCGGCGCAACCACCAGCCCCGCCTGCTCTTCCTCAATAACAACATAAAAACATTTTACTGTCTTTATACATAGAGACATTAAATCGAACAATCCATCCATCCATCCATCAATCAATCCATCAATCCATCAATCCATCAATGATTACATACAATAATACCACCTATTCAGAAGAGATGTCGCATTTACAATTCGTTTTTGCGCACTTTTCTCTCTATATACTTTTCCCAATGTTATATATTATAATTTCAACGGGAGATATTACGCCAATTATGACTGTATGGAATTTCATTCAATCTGGCATCTTTGATACCTATGGTAAACTCAAAGAGCGTTTAACCGATATTGTATATGCGACATTGCGCGCATTCGGACAGTATACCTTTAGCACGTATACGGTTGTCCGAAACGGCCGCGAGATTTATACGGCTTCATCCATGTGTTTTTTTCGCCAAAGTGATATATATTCCGTATACCGAATTGACCGCGCGAAATACAATGTGTGTAAATGGATTGACCGGCAATGTAAACAATACAAGCTAGAGAACAATGGCGAACGCCCCGAACTAACCGAGACGCATAACGATATTTACGACTTCATCTTACACAAGGTAGATGATGGGCCCTATACACGTATTCATCGGGGTGATTTTTCGGGTAAGACGCATACATTGCCTACAACCCATTATCGCGAATTCTCGAAATCGTATCAACTCGCGGATACTGCGACAGTGACAGTATGTATGTCGTCGTCAGCCGAACCCGAGACATTTATAATCAACCTGAAATCACCACATCATTTTTTCATCGAGAAGAACGAGTTCCTCGACAAGAAATTTCTTCAATGGAAATTATATAATGAATGTGGGCGAAAGGATGTAGCCGACTATATCGGCGCCCCGAATAATAATTATAAAGTCGCGCTTTGTTACTGTATGAAGGAGGAAAATATGACGAACCCATTATATCAATTAAATAATAGCCATTCTATTATTATTGGAAATAAATATATTGTAAAGGTGGATTCTATATTGAGATGTCCTGTATTGGAATCAGGTGAACATCAGGTGTATGATATTGACGGCATCCTTTCCAGTTATTACGATTGTTCTGACAGCGACAGCAGCGACAGCAGCGGCAGCAGCGACAGCAGCGACAGCAGCGACAGCAGCGACAGCAGCGGCAGCGAGGAGGTCCAGGTCGAGGAGGTCGAGGTCGAGGAAGTCCAGGAAGGCAACGCCGACGCCGACGACCCTGAATTTGAAATCATCGAAGACGAAATCACCACGATTTGAATAAAGAGTATAAAAAAAAATTGATAGTATAATATACGGTGTGTATTATCCCATCCACATCATTTACGGAAATTCTTCGTTCCTCGTTCGACCTATACTCTACAATGACAACAACAATCACTGTGGCCCATGAAGCCGCGGCGGCAGCGCCATTTCACAATTTGTCTCATCGCTGGACTCTATGGGCGCATCTCCCTCACGATACGAATTGGGCAGCGTCGAGTTATAAGAAAATCTACGAGTTTGATACCGCAGAACAAGCCATCGCTATATTCGAAGTCCTGCCACCCAAACTCGTTATGAACTGTATGTTGTTTCTGATGCGGTCGGGCATTGTCCCAATGTGGGAAGATGCGCAAAACCGAAACGGTGGCTGCTTCTCGTATAAGGTCGCAAATAAGGAGGTAAATAGTGCGTGGAAACAATTGTCATACGTCACGGTTGGCGAGACGATTTCTACCAATATGAACGTGATTCCGGTCGTAAATGGAATCACTATCTCACCGAAGAAGAATTTCTGTATTATAAAAATCTGGATGGCGAATTGTAATTTCCAAAACGCGGGGATTATCCGCGAATTGGAGGGAATTACGGCACATGGGTGTTTGTTTAAGAAGCATACGCCCGAATACTAGCGCTCCCGCTCCCCCGCTCATCGCTCCGTCACTTCGTTCCGCCGCGACTCGCTCGTCCGCTGCTTCGCCGCTCATTATTTGAGGTGACTGAGTGGTGTATGGTTTACAAATAATAATGCTACATGACAGCCTTATTATTTTTATTATTTTTATTATTATTATTATTATTATTATTATTATTATTATTATTATTATTATTATTATTATTATGCCGATTAGAGCGGCGAAGCAGCGGACGAGTGAATCGCAGAGCCGCGAAGCGGGCGGAGCGATGAGCGGGGGAGCGGGAGCGGCGAAGCAGCGGACGAGTGAATCGCAGAGCCGCGAAGCGGGCGGAGCGATGAGCGGGGGAGCGGGGGAGCGGGAGCGGCGGTTCAATTCACCCACCCGTGGTCCCGTATATAATTCGGCGCGCGACAATCCATAATATTCACACCATTACAATCCGCGATATAGCACGTATTGATATAGGGTGGCTCACGAATATTTTCTTGAAACAAATAGATTACTTCTGGTTCGTCGTCCGGTAAATCAATAGAGATGTCTATAACGAAACCTTCGTCATTGTCAGCGTGAGCGTCAGCGTGAGCGTCGTCATTCTCGGCGTCGTCTGTGGAAACAATCAGGCATTGATTCTCTATCTTTAGGTTGAGTTTGTCTTTATTCGCCAGAATCCATTGATTGCGTGAATTTGGACTCACCGACAACGTATAAGTAACCCCGATAGGAAAATAATGGAGTTGAACGATATCTTCATCGCGCGATGAAAAATGAATCGGAATACGAACTTTACGCAGGGTATAATGCGTATAGGGTTGGAGTGATTCAGGGACGGGGACCGGCGCGCCATCGAGTGCCACCGCGCGTGCCTTTATATCCGCGCGAACATTGTATAATAAAAAATGATACATATCATTGGTTGGTCCATTCTCTATGTTTGTATAGGGTTTATTCACTAGAAAGGATAAAAGACAACCGAATATAAGCGGACTTCGTGGGCGCGTATGCTTCATAAATGCTTGAAATACACTGGGGCTACTTTGACTCAAACAAGAATAAAATGTAGTCAAATGTGAGTCCGCAGCCGACCCAATCATCTGTTCTAATGACCGAAACGGCACTAAATCAATATCCGCATAGACACCACCATGGATATATAATTTACACAACCGCCATAAATCAGCCTTATACATCCCTCGCGGAATATACTTGAATAACTCCGCAATATTTCGGTTGAAATCCTTGGTAAGAAAATCGACGCAATCTGCGTCTAGACTGAAGTCAATATTGGCCTGAAGGTTCAACACCAACCACGACCGGATAACCGATTGGGGAGGAAGAGAATGATAGGTCATATATATCGTCGTTGATTTCGGATTC